ACAAAGACAGAAACGGAGACGTTTACATAGGCACAACAAACGGAGTAGGAACTTACTCTGGTTACACTGACAACGGAAGCGTTTACCGGTTTAGGTACTACAGCCCTGCGCTGTCTTTTGGTGACCCCTCTAAGATTAAAATGTTAAAAAAGATACGCCCTACGTTAATAGGCGGTAACAACGCAGACATTTTTCTTAAGTGGTCTTATGATTTTTCTACAGCCCCTAGTACTAGCACGTTTAGAACCAGCAGTGCTATTCCGGGTTTTTACGGACAGTCTGAATACGGACTCGCTGAGTACTCTGAGGAAGCTATTACAATTAGTAGGTCTTCGATTAACACTACAGGGTACGGCTCAGTAATTACTGTGGGTCTTGAAACAGACATCAACGGTTACGCACTGTCCATACAGGAAATGAATGTACTAGCACTGATAGGTAAAACGCTATGATGAATTATAATAAGAAAAAAGGTACTTACTAATGGGTATTCTAAGCGATCTCTTAGGTGGGGTAGCTCTTGATCTGTACGGAGAGATACCTTCACAGATTAAGGCTATATATGATCCTACTGCTACAGGATATGAGGCTCTCCCTGAAATAACGGCTCCTGATATTTCATTTAAAGGTTTTACGGTCACTGGTCCTACGGGTAGGATTGAGACTACAGCCGAAGGTGGAACAACGTACAGTTTAGCCCCTACTGCCTCTAGTATTCAAAGTGCTCTGGAATCTGCGGCACTCTCTAGGTTTGGTGCTACTCCTGCTGGCGCTGGTCAGCTAGGTGCCGCTGGAGGACAGTTGTTGGGCATAGGTCAACAACAGTTAGGCGTATCTCCGTTCGGCCTCGCTGGTCAACAAGCGGCGGCGCAACAGGCGTTTGGCCTAGGTGGGCAATTCATGGGCCAAGCCGGTATGCCTATGGGTGCTAGAGAACAAGAGGTGTACGACAGAATTAGGGCTACACAGCTTGGTGAAGAAGAAAGAAAGAGACTTGAATTAGAAGAACGTTTGTTTGCTCAAGGAAGAGGCGGTGTACGGACAGCTATGTACGGTGGTACGCCAGAGCAACTAGCGTTGTCTAAGGCACAAGAAGAAGCACAGAACCAAGCGGCTCTTATGGCAATAACTCAAGCACAAAAAGAGCAACTACAACAAGCTGACATAGGTTCTACTTACGGTCAACTAGGCTCTAACATTGCTACTCAACGACAGGCTCTGGAAGCCGCACAACAACTTATGGCTCAACAAGCTATGACAGGTGGTATGGACTTGCTGGCAGGAGGTCTTGGGTTAGAAGAGGCACAGCAAGGGCTTGGCTTGAGTGCTCTTCAGGGAGCTTATATCCCACAGGCGGCTATGTTGTCTGCGTTCTCTCCTGCACTCAACGTTGCGTCTATGGCTGACGTTGCCCGTAGACAGATGGGACAGTACGGACTTGAGGCTCAGTTGGCTAACTTAGAAGCAGACGTAGGCAGGAGACTAGGACTCGCTGAACTCTACGGTGGAATGTTTACTGGCGCTGGTTCTCTAGTCGGTGGATTGACCCAAACAGCCGGTGGTTTGATCGGTGATATAATAGGTGGGGAAAAGCCTTGGTGGTTGTCAGACGTATCTCTGAAAACTAACATTGAACCTGTTGGTAAACTACCTAACGGAATAAACCTGTACACTTGGGATTGGAACGAGGAAGGCAAGAGAATTGCTGGTGACGCTCCAACTTACGGTGTAATCGCTCAAGAAGTTCAAGAAGTAGCGCCAGAAGCAGTAACCCGTGGGGATCACGGCTACTTGATGGTCAACTACTCAAAGCTAATTTAAGGAGAAACACAAATGGCTGTTAGAGGATTTGACATAGGTGGTATGTTCCAGAGAAGCGGAGGACGCATCGGTGCTAACATCGGTGCTGGTGCTTCCGCTATGGGCGCTGGTTTAGAGGGTATGTTTACGGGGATCAGAGAAGGTCTAAAGGAACGTCAAGGAATAGTAGATGCTGAAAAAGCACAACAGGAGTTTCAGCAAATTCTTGCGGCTAACCAAAACAACCCTGATGTCCTGAGAACTAAGGGTCAGGAAATGATGACTAGCAGAGATCCTAATATGCAACGCATAGGGAAGATGCTGGTGGACGAGGCTGTGCGTTTGACAGCTTTGCAGACAGCTAAAGAAGAAAAAGGAACAGCACAGGGGATTCAGGGAGGACTCTCTGCTATTACACAAGCGGCGGCTCGTGGTATTCCTTTGTCAAGCGACAAAGAGCCTGATTTACGAGAGGCTGTTGGGTCTATCATAAATCTAGGCGGCACTCAAGAACAAATTACGAGTGCTTATGAAGCCGGTGTTGACATGGCTAAGGGAGCAAAGCCTAAAACTTCTGTTATTTCTGCTGGAGGTGCTTTAGTCTCTGACACAGGAGAGGTTTTGTACGAGCGTCCGTTTAGGCCTGAAGCCGCTCCTGCAAGCAAAGGTATTAAAACAGTAGAGCGCAAAGATGGTTCAGTGTCTGTCATAGATGCTGATGATGGCTCTTTGATTAGCACTTTGCCGCCTCCTGACACAACTAATGCAAGCCAAGAAGCATCTCTTAATTTGATTGCACAGACTACCGGTTTTATTAAAGACGTTGATAAATTGATGGACCCCGGATTTTTTGAAACAGGTTTAATAGGGCAAGCTACTGCGGGTCTGGGGGGAACTCCAGCTTACGACAGAGAAAAAGAACTTTTGTCTATCAGAGCTAGACTTGGTTTTGACCAGATCAACGAGATGAAGCGTTTAGCGGCTGAATCAGGGGCATCAGGCACAGGCTTGGGACAAATCTCTAACATTGAATTTATGTCGCTACAGTCTACCATTGATGCTATTTACGTAGGCATGTCAGCAGAGGCACAAAACGAAGCACTAACAGCTATTAAAAAGCACCTGTTAAACGTACAAAAGCTGGCCTCTGGTGTTGCTCCTGCTGATGCTATTGATTGGTCAGCACCTGAGTACAAGGCCGTAGGGTATCATAAGGACCCTGAAACTAAAAACGTATACTACGCACCTGAAGGAAAAAACGGTACGGTATACAAATTAGTAGACGGTAAGTTTGTCAAGCTAGGGGCGTATCTGGGAAGCACCAGCGTAGAATAGGAGCATATAAATGTCTCTTGCAGAAGATATGGAAGCATTTGAAAGAGCCTTTGGTGAACCCGCACAGGGTGAACCTCTGGTGTCTGAAGAGCAAAAGAAAGAAATGCTGGTGGATGATGAGTCAGCGTTTGAAAGAGCATTTGAAGCTGATGCAGTAGACGTATACAATTCTGATGTTAAAACAGAAGAGATGTCTCTGTGGGAGCGGTTTTTCTCTGAGCCTTACAAAAGAGGTATTGAGCGTCAAGCGCAGACTTTTCAGAGGATGGCCCAGAGCCAACAGGCAGGAACGATGGCTGGCATTAGTGCCGCTATGAGCGATCCTGCGGTTCTTGAGGAGCAGTACAGGCAATCCACAAACCTACCGTCTGTTCTTCTACAGACAGTCACTACGCCACTAAGAATGGTATTTGATTCTGCTTCTGAAATGGTTATGTTTGGGGCTGAGAAGGGCGTTGGAATGTTGCCCGAAGGACTCAAAGAAGGAGCCGCAGAACAGTTTCATGCACTGATGCAGACCAAGGGTGGTCAGATGGCGTGGGCCGCCGCTGGTGAAGGAATGGAAGCGTGGGAAGAATTTAAGCAAAACTATCCTAACGAAGCGGCTAACTTAGTTGCCGTTATGGATTTAGGATTTACTAAAGGTACTGGACCACTCGTTAAACAACCTACTAAATTTATGAAAATAGAGCGTGTAGGTATGCGTAACGAAGTTAAGCCTCTAGCTGGAGGTGACGCAGACGTATACAAAGTTTTATTTGAGGGTGACAAAAAAACAGCAGAACAAGTCAGGCTTACAGAAGATCCCAAAGGTATCTTAGGTACTCAAGAACAACTAGCGTCTGCTGAACAGCTTGAGATTGTAGACATTGCTAAATCTGCGGGTGTCTCTGGCAACAAAACTTTACAGGCAAACCACAACGCTTTTCAAGGGTACTACGACAAGCTAGAAGACAGCCTGATGAAAATGTTGGCTAAAAACGAAAAGAAAACAAACTGGGCAAAGTTAGACGATAGTTTAAGGGCTAACGTCAAAGCTCAGTTTGATGATATTCAAGTGTCCAACCCAAAGCTAATGGCATCTAAACAAGCTAGAGAAGAAATAGCAAAACTTTACCAAGAAATGTTGTCTATTATAGACGAGCAAGGAGGAACGTTACAGGGGTTTAAAGTAAGCCGCAGTATGTTTGATGAACGTGCTGGGCGAATGGGTTACGATTTGTCTGGTGATTCTCTAACCACTAGAAACCTAGCGGCTATGGCTGTACGTCGGGCAGTAAACCAAACTATTTTCGACGTAGTTCCTGAAGCAGAACAACTTCTCTCTAAAATGTCTAAGATTATACCCTCCATTGGCGCTCTAAACGCTAAAGCCGCCACAGAAGCAAAAACTAGATTTAGTAGGTTTATTGGAGAGCTTGGGTTAAATGAGTACGCTGGAAGCAGTGCGCTATCTAAAGTACACAACGCCATCTTCGTGTTAGCTGGCACTTCTGTCGTAGGTCCGTATGCTTATATTAAGAATCAGCTTAGGCGTCCCGGCCCTGCAAAACTAAGGGCTAAAGTTGCTTACGTAAAACGAGATATGTTTGATGAAATAAGAAAAGCAATTAAGGCAACTAAAGATCCTGTTAAACGTAGTATGCTACAGAGAGACAGCAAAGAGATTTACACTTATCTCAACGCTGTGTTCAAGCAAGTTGAATCTGAGCTAGAGCAGGAAGAAAGCGAATGAATTGGTTAGATAGGATTACTCAAAATTATAACAACTACGCTAGTCGTAGGTATGTTAACAGGAGGAAACCGTGAAGAACAACAACAGTGACAAACACACAGTAAGTTACACATCCCACGACTACCACAGTATGTGTCAGAAGTCAAAGGAAAAGATTCGTAAGATGCAACAGATGGGAATGACTACGCCCCATGACCCGAAAGACAAGCCAGAGGACGTAGCCAAGCAAGACA